GTGAGGTTCAACGGGACTTTAGCCGGATACATCTGGCTAGACGACCGATGGGGATGGACACTGGATGGGGAAACCTTTGCAAATGATTGGCGACCAGTTGCCAAGAGTTTGGTTAGCTTAACCAAGCGAGAATACGCCACCACGGTTTAGCGCAAGGGCTGGGTGCGATGCCTTGTCAAATCCGCGCGTACACAACGCAAAACACAGGTAAAACAGGTAAAACGATGACAGTAATAGACACAGACATGATGGATTTTGAAAGTGGGGAATTTTCCCCACAACAGGCAGAGCGTCAGCCGTTCTGCCAAATAATCAACCCCCGATGGAACAAGCATGGGATGGCAGACTTCGGGTTTGCCATTACCAAGGCTAATGCCGAAGCATCTGGTTTTGACGCACCTCCAGGCTGGAAACCCGTGTTGCATGAGTTTGCATCTGGTGACACGGAAGAGATGTATATGGCTCTTCAGCCAAAAATCGTAATCATAGCGCAAACACCGCGCTATGCAAAATCCCGTGAGACAGGGAAGATAATCGGGGAGACCCGCCAGGTAGATTATTGGGGTAACAAACATTTGTACAAGCCATGCTCCTACGCATGGTGCTATGTACTGGGAGAAAACGATTCTCCAGTACATCCTACACCCTTGTTGATATCTCTCAACGGCGCAAGCGGAGCGTCGTTTATGTCGGGCTGGTTGCAGTACAAAACAAAAACCACAGACCGTAGTGGGTTTTGTTTTGACATGGAAGGTGCTTATGCATTGATGCGTAAACAGCACTACAAAAACATGGGCGAATTATTCCATGCCCACTGCATTTACGAGCCTCACATTGAGGCGGACGAGCGGGGCGTAAAGCCCAATACCGCACTGGTGGCAGTAGTCAACAGCTACAAAGCTGCCAGTGCAGGGCAACTGATCCGTAATGGATCAGAATTGTCAGAAATGATTAAAGTCGGTCGCGAGTCCGTCAAAGACTGGCGACCACGAATAGGCGAAGGTTCTCCCGCATTAGAGGACGACGGGTACAGCCCAAAGGGCAAACCCCGTGATGTCAGTAGTTATGAGGATGACTTGTATCCTCCCTACTAATTCAATCGGCACTAAGTGCTAATCCTAAATTAGTGCTTAGTGCCGTTATTAAACTAAAAAAATATGCAGACTTATCAATTCATTAGCTTGTTTAGCCCGTCCGAGGTTTCTCTCGATGAGAACCTACGATGGGTGGAGGACGGATTCAGTTGGAGTTGGCACGACAACGCCAACTGGTGGGCTTATGAGCTCAGTTTCGATCCTGATGCCAACGACGCTCCTTGCGGTATCAACGACATTATCTATAGCTACGGATTTGAATCTTTCATTAGTAGTCCGCTTGACCACTGACGGATAAATAAGAACAATCAAAAGCCGCTACACATACTAAGTTGTGTAGCGGCTTTTTAATGCAATCAATATAATGATAAAATTATCGGCGTATCTATATCAGCATCTCAAATGTACAGCCCGACACAAAAACTCCAGTCATTGCTTGACGGATTTGGCGGTAAACATAATGGCAAAATTGAAAAATCAAGTAGCGGATTTTACTATGTAGACAAAGCACGACGGGAATATTTAGGTAACGATTACTACGCCTGTATGTCAATTGTCAAGCAACTATTTATTTAGACCCATGATATTAAACGACTCCCAAATTATGCAATATGCCATTGAAGGCATGATTACACCATTTCAGGTGCAATTAATCAGAGAAGTCAGCATCTGTGGGCATGAGCAAATGTCCAGTCAAATCAGAAAAGCTATCAGTTATGGACTTAGCTCCTATGGCTACGACATCAGATTAAGTAGCAAGGAATTTAAGATATTTAGACATATTCCTGGAACAATTGTTAATCCCAAAAACTTCAATTCCCAGAACCTTGAATCGGTAGAATTACAGCAAGATAAATGGGGCGATTTTTTTATTATTCCTGCACATTCCTATGGACTAGGAGTAGCTATTGAAAAATTACAAATGCCTCCAAACTTAACAGCTATTTGCATAGGAAAATCAACCTATGCCCGCGCTGGTTTGATAGCGAATCTAACACCAGTCGAGGCTTCATGGATTGGGCATTTAACAATAGAAATATCAAATTCATCAAGTGCTGATTGCCGGGTTTACGCCAATGAAGGCATAGCACAATTATTATTTTTCCAAGGTGAAGAATGCGCCGTCAACTATGAATCTCGCCAGGGAAAATACCAAAATCAACCAGAGGAAATCGTATTACCATTAGTGTAATGTCTAAGCAGAAAGGTAATAAGAACTGGACAACAAAAGAAATAGAGATAGTAGAAGAAAATGCCGGGTTTATACCACCTACTAAAATAGTACAGGTATTGAATAAACACGGCTTTTACAGAACAGAAATAGCAGTGAAAAATTACTGCATAACTCACAACATTTCTTTTGCTTGTCAATACGATAATATATCACTGCGTAAACTTGCCAAGATACTAGGTGTTAGTTCGTCTACTTCTTCTTATTGGTACAAGAGCGGGCAATTACCAACTTATAAATACAAATCTCGTCAAATGATGGTGAGATTCAAGGATGTACAAAACTTCCTTAAAAGTCGCACCTTTAAAACCAATTTCAATAAAGAGGGTATTAATTTTTTCTTAGGAGAATAACATCATGGCGAATCGTAACTACACTTATTTATTAATATTAGATATTCTATTTAGTCGCGGTAGATGCACAGCAGAAGACATAGCCAAAGATGAGGATTTCTTAAATAAAAAACCAGCTACAATTCGATTATATTTAAGAGAATTAGCCAGCTTAAAACTAATAGATATCCATGCCTGGGAAGAAGAGGATATCTCTGAATCAGGTAGAAGACCTCACAATACCTATTCTTTAAAATGTAATTGCCCATTGCCTGGCGAGATGGATGAATGTGCGAAATGTCCATCAGGGAAGATAATCAAAAGATTAATCGCCAGTCAGGCAACATCCCAGGCGTGTGTGATGCCGCCAAAAGAATGATATGATTCTGGCGTACAGATTGGGATATCTTATGGAAAAACATCACGACACACAAGTAGAAATCAGGTGTAGACAGGATTTAAAGGAAAGTCTGTCTAAAAAGCTCATAGCTTGTGGCTATGTCTACCCCAAGGGATCAGAAGCACTGCCAAGCTTTGCTAAATTCCTGGAAGCGTTAGACGGTAAGGACTTGAAGTGGTTTAGAAAAAATTTCAGAAAAGGGGTTGACAATCCCTAAAAACTGGGATACAGTTTAAACATAGGAGACGAGGCAACACCACTCACACCTCGGTTAAGTTGATAAAAAATTTGCAAAAAAGACAACAAACTTTAATCAATTTAATCACCCGTGTAGGTGGTCGCCAAAACATCCAGAAATGGATGGATGAGATTTTAAAGATTGATATTAAACTGGAGACAAAGGCAATGTTCAAGATTAATGTTAGCGAGTTACATATTGAGATACAGAAAAAGTTAGCTGAAGAATTAAACGGAACTTTAGATAATTCTGGGCTAGTAGATGTTATTGTGACATCTGTTAATCCAGAAAACCTGGACTGGTATAAACTGGAAATCGCCATTTACGGAGAAATTGATGACGATTCTGACAGATTGTATGAATGTGTTTCTTGGGTTTTGCCCCAAGAAACAACCGCAAAAGTTGATACTTTGCTACAAGAAATTCAGGCGGCGTTAAGTTCCTTGAATGATTGGTATAAGTATCAACAACATGGCGCGCCATGCGCCATGTTCAATTGCTCTTTTGAAAGAGCAGTTGAGCCATACTGTCACGGATTAAACAGAGAGTATTGGGGCGAAGCTTTTGCATCAACAGGCAAAAGCAAAAACAAGGTCGCATACGACCAGGGTCTCGGTTTTGCTGGTAACACAACTGTGGATACCATCTGTTACACTGTATGGGAATATGCCCACGCAGACGGAACTGCTATTTGGGTTACAGAGAAAAAAGAGAATATTCGTATTGCCACTGAGCAAGAAATTCTTGCCAAGGTGCAAAACAATGTGTACGAATACTGCCAGCGCGAGAAAATCACGTTTGCAGACTTGGTAGCTTCTATCGAAAAAGTCCGTGTTCGCTGGGAACAGGACGAGTTAGCGAAAATTGCGGCAGAAGAAGCCGCTAAATTGGAAATACCCGAACCAGAGTGGATTCGGAAAGAAATATACGAAAAAAACCTAAATCGCTTCTGGATCGGTGATGACTACGTATTTAGCTATTGCTGGGATACCACACTAGGGATAGTGTGGGAGGACTGTGACGACCGCACCAAGGGCATGGCTGGTCGAGTGAAGACCAGCAGCAACCTCGGCTCTGACAGAGGAGTCGTCATGGCTCGAATAAATTCTCTCATTGAAGAGAGAAGTCGGAAATCTGCCCAAGAGAGGGCAAAAGAGGAAGGCTATGAAGCCTATAAAAAGGTTCAACAGTCCAACAAGCGGCCTATCAAATCTTTTGAGAAATGGCTACAAACCGTAGCCTAGCCCACCTGATGAGTCCGGCTGGCGACCGGACGAAACACTCCATTGAGTGTCGTGGGAAGCCGTTACACCCCACTGGAAATCTATGACTATTTACTCTTTTTTATCCCAGGAATTAAATACACAACTCGGTATCGTTGCCGATGTTACGTACTCGAAAGAGTACGGGAATACATTCGAGTTCAGCCTCGAATTCGAGGAACAACTCTTGGTGGAGGAATTCCACCACAGTTACGGGGATAAAGACCTCGTAGAAAGCCAACTCATCACCCTTACTCAGGGTGATCACGTAATAGCCGCTCACATGAGTGGCGTAACTCTAATCTTGCTGTCAAAAATGGGAGTTAAAGTTTCCCTTTTAGAGACTGAAGTGAGGAAGTTACCTCCGGAAAAACAAACGGAAAATAAAAAAGCGGAGTTGATATATTCTTTAGTCTCATTGGACTAAAGGCAAACGTAGCCCACCTGATGAGTCCGGCTGGCTACCGGACGAAACACTCCCTTGAATGTCGTGGGAAGCCGTTACATACCCACTGGAAATCTATGACTATTTATTCTTTTTTATCCCAAGAATTAAATACACAACTCGGTATCGTTGCCGATGTTATCATCGCCGACGATGAATGCCACGAGATCACCCTTACTCAGGGTGATCACGTGATAGCCGCAACGATAGACCCTTTAACTTTAATAGGATTATTTCAAATGGGAGTCAAAGTCTCTCTTTTAGAGACTGAACTCACGGAAAATCAGAAGGCAGGATTGATGTATTCTTTAGTCTTAGACTAAAGGCAAACTTGTTGTAGCCCACCTGACGAGTCCGGTTGGCAACCGGATGAAACTACCACCTGGTAGTAGTGGGAAGCCGTTACACCCCACTAGAAAAGCATGAACAAAGCACTGGAGCGTCCGCTTAAATGGCATCAAGAAAAATTCTATGCCACAAAGGAACAACAAGTAAGATGCTACTTGTTGTTCCAAATGACAGAAGACGGGGAGGAGCATAACTGCTTCTTCCCATACACAAAGAGTGGTTATCAAGCCGCTTTAGCCTTAGCCAAGAAGCTAGGGCAAAGCCCAGATCGAATTCAAGCCACAAGTGAAAAATTAAAATGGATTCTTCCCTACGGAGTGCGCTCCGTGGAGGAGTATGAGAAGTGGTGTAAAGAGTGGGGTATCGCTTGATGTCCTACCGCTTAGTAAAATACGCCTACGCGGTAGGCGATAGTCTCATAGGTTACTCTGACAAAAACACAGTCAAAGTAGCTGGGGAAATAAATCCCCAAGGGGCAGACTGGTACACCGTCACAACGCCAGTTACCTGGTGTTGTGACGGTGACCTGTTTAAGGGTGATGATGGGGAAATCATCGCTCGCTGGGAATTGGAAAAAAGAATGGGATGGAATAAGTAAATCAAAAGCGATCGCCCCTCCGACCAAGAAGTAAGCGATCGCCTATCACACCAATCATGATGAGATTAGTGAATTATATCCTAGTTGCCGTCATTTTGATCATATCTGCTAGGGATGATCAGACAGGCGATTGCCTCAAACGCGGCGACTGCAAAGCAAATATCCAGAACGCACATGAAAGGAATATTGTGGGGCGTGCTACAAACGCCCCTGTCCACACCCCGACGTTACCCATTGGGAACGCCACACCACGTCACACTCCAGTTCGGAGTTGACCGCGACGACTGGAAACACCTGGAGGGTGTTGTTTTCCAAGCTACAACTAAATTTGAAGCCTGGAATGACAAAATTCAGGCTGTAGCTCTAACGCTACCAGGTGACATCCCCTGTCAGAACGGAACACCTCACATCAGCGTAAGCTGGTGCGAGGGCATCAAGCCCTATGAGTCAAACCTGATGCTTGCGTCAGATTTTCACTCAAAGTCCCTGTCCCAAACACTAGAATTCAAAATCGAATTTCTAGCCTGGGAACAACCAGAGTAACACAGGCATCCTGCCTGTCTCATCCACACAAAAGGAATCACAATGAACATCTACTTCTTCTCCCGACACGAACCCCACCCCGAAATGATTGCAGACTTAGGTGCAATCACCCAGCAATTTACAGGAACAATTTCCAGTATTGTCCGCGATCGCAATACTATAAAATTCCTAGAGACCCCACTAGGTCAAACCGATGCAGTCAGTCACAGCATACCCTCTAACTGCATCGTAGTGGCAGTTGCCCCGCTCCCACTACAAGAAGCATGGTTAAAGGCTGGTGCTACATTCCTCGTCCCTCAAAACAAGCGAGAAAAAGACCCTGATGGGCAATTTGTTTTTAGGTATTCAGGACTACTCAGAGTCCTAAAAATCGAAGTCATAACGGAACAATGGGCAGGTGCATCGCCCAGCTTGGAAGACAAGCACCGAGAAAGAAGCGCGTAATTCACAACCCGGATTCTTCAAAGAGTCCGGGTTTTTATTTTGAGGAAAAACATGGTAAATATCAAGAAGAATCGCACAGTGAAAATCAAGGGAAGATGTAGTTCTGAGCTAAAGGCATCTCTGTCACGCAAGTTAATTGCTTGTGGCTATATTTATCGCAAAGATACAGAAGTTCTGTGCAACTTTGCGGAATTTCTAGAGGATTTGGATAGCAAAGATTTAGAATGGTTTGAGGAAAATTTCACAAATCAGGATGGGTCTAGTATTTCGTAACCTTCCCTTTGCAGCTTGTCCGCAGCCGCATTAATATCAGCGAAATATTTAATCCCTCTCATATCATTAATGGCATCAGTGGAACGTCTCAACATTTGACTCCACTGATTCATTTCCGCCGCATTATGATTTGACAACGCTTTCTTCTTATCATCCCCAGTTAATCTCAAATCTTCCACTAATTGTCTCGCCTTAGCTTCAATAATTTTTGCAGCATAATCCCTCGCCAGCTTATGCACAGTATAGCCTTCAGTTACAATTTCTGATAATTCATCAGAGATTTTATCAGAGGTTTTTTCAATGGTTTTTTCCTGAATTGTTGTCCGTAAAACCTCGCGGTATTCATAGCGTTGAGCTAACCACAATTCAGCTTTTACCCATCGTTCAATACTTCCTTTACCTTGTCCAGAAACTTTAGACAATCCCCTAATGCCAATGTCGTCCTCACACTCAACATAGCGACGACGGCACTGTTCTTTAGTCCAAGGTTTTGGTAACTCGTCCCACTTCAAAGTCATTCCTCCATTTTTAATTATTAATAATTATATTATTAACACTTTGTGCTATACTTTATATATTATCTAATTAGATTGCACCTAGCAATCATTATACTGAATTTTTAATAACTCCTCTTACTCTCCTTTCTTGGTTTTGTCTCCTACCCGTCCCCTTGGACGGGTTTTGTCGTTTTAGCTATCTACCGTAGGGATTACCGCGATTAATTGAGCCACCAACTCGCATTTCCCGACGGATACCATCAGATACCATTGCCTGTACAGCCTGGGATAATCTGCGAGTATCAACCTCTGAATCACTGCCTACCGCCACACTTACAGGTACGTTAATAGTCGTTGTGTTCCCCATTCTAGAGGCAATAGCACCATTACCACCAGCACCAACAACGCCACCGTTAGCAAATCCGGCAACGCCACCTTGCAACTTGTTCCAAATAGCAGTTTCTTTGTGATTCAACACACGCTCACCCTCAGATGCAATAATGACATGAGGTACTCGTCCGGTGAGCGATCGCTCTTTATTCAACGCCCCGACTATACCGCCGTTGGCAAAAGTTGGCAGTTCTCCCACCATGCCACCAGCGAAAGCCATATTAAAAGAAGTATTGGGAAGCACATCGCCAACGAAAGAGCCGCCCGAAGCCAACCCCGCTCCCTTGCCACCAAACAGTCCTGCGACCCATCCAAACAAAGAGTCAGTCATTCGCTTAGATGCAATATCAGCCAAAGAATCAATGAGGTTTTTAGTGATGGAATTAAATAAATCGGCTAAAGATTCACCAAAGCTTTTTGTGCTTAATAAAAACTCTTTAAATCCATTCCTGAAGCCACTCGTGGTATTCTTGATGACAGAAGCTAACTCAGAAAATTGCAATTTAATTGCATCTAGTTTGTACTCATTTGTTAACCGCAGATTTTCACGCAGTTCATTAATCTGTTCATTGGTTAACTTGTTTGCTCCTGTGGCTTTTTCATTCTTTCTAATAAAATCATCCAACTGAATACTAGCTTTAGCAAAATCAAATTGTTGATTAGTAATTGCCACTTGCTTATCTATCTTTTCTGCACGGAAATCAAGCCCATAAGCTTTGAGTACAGAACTTCTAGCCTCAAGCACGCCCTTAAAGGAATCCTGGATAAATTGCGACCTTTCTAATAGTTTATTTGCGTTGTTAGTTCTCTCGGTAATTTTTTCAGCTTCAAGTTTAAGCTGAATGTTTTCTTTAGTAATAGCGTTTTCTTGTTGAGCAAGGTTTCTTTGTTTTTTAGCATCTTCAGGTGAAATTTCTTTAGTCTTTTCCTGTCTTGAGATATTGTTTAATTTTTCTCTCAAATCAAGGTCAGCATTTAATAAAGCTATATTTGCCTCTAATTCCGCAGTTCTAGCAGACTTAGTATCAAGAGGGTCTAACTGCTGTAGTAGTTTACGTTGCTCAATTTGTTTTTGAAGTAAAGCGACTCCAGATTTTTCATTTTGTATTGCAATACCTGATAATCTAAGCTGCTCATCAAAGCCAAACTTTCCTTTAAAAGCATCAAGTATCTTGGGAATACTTGCATCATAATCAGATAGCATTTTTTTGGCTTGCTGATTTTGAAGTACAGCAATTTCAAATACCTTGTCATTTGCCTTAATTGCTTTAAGTGCTAATTCTGCTGTGGGGAATTTTTGTAAAGCAGACTCAAACGCCGCTTTTAACAGTGGCTTATTGTCTACAGTTCCCTGGGTATCACGGATAGTTTTTTCTAAAGATTCTCTCTTTTTCTCCAGGGATCTAACAAGTTCACCATAAGCAATATTAAACCTTTCTAAGCTACTTAACCCACTAGGAGATAATCCCTCTGCTATTGTTTTAACAAAATCCAAGTTTAAATCCTTCATGCCACTAAGGACAGAAAACCCAGCCTCTTCAGTTTGTCTAAGAAGGCGATAAATACCTAGCAATTGCTGTAGTCCATCTGTCAGTCTTTGCGCTTCGTTGTTCATCTCATTGGTGCTGTTCCTAGTAGCTGCCGCACCAAGATTAAGATTAGCCGCATCTGTAACTAGTCCTTGTAACTTATCAGGGTTAACCGCTCCGCCTGCCATTACAATTTGGTTTAATTTTCCAAGGTTTTGTTGATAAAATTTCAAGAAATTGTCGTGCTTACCTTGAGGCGTACCTTGCCCAGAATACGCACTACGTTTATTACCTAATCCAATACTTGCGTAGTGAGGGGCTAACTTATTGAGAACAGAGCTATCAATTTTACCCGCTACAACATCATCTAAAACGCCCCGTTGTAGCAAAGAACCGATGAAGTATAAATCCTGTAATCCTGGACTAAATCCGGGCTGGTCTTTGCCTTGAAAATCAATCAGTTTAAACATATCAGGCATCGCATCCTTGCCAAACTGTTTCTTAGCAGCTTGGATAGATGCGTTAAAGTTCATCATCTGGTAACGTCCAGACGCGGTACTAGAATTATTAATGCCAGGAATCCAAGTTGGTTTTCTACCAGTTCCTACAAACGGATGTGTCGAGAAATCTTTAACATTTGCGCCACCAATCAGCATCCCGTAGCCGAAATTCTCAGAGTTCTTCCTAAAGTCTGTTCCTTCTGCCCGTGCCACAGCATTAGCTAAGGCTAAAACATTGGGATTCCTACGTAACTCATACAACTTTTTACCTAGTGGAGTCAGTTTTGCGTATTCCTCCGCACTAAGGTCGTTACCACCCTGAGTGATTCTAGATGTACCGGGAATAGATTTATTAGATGACTGTGCAACTTTTCCAGTAATTACTTTAGCAACTTCTACAGCCCCGACCGCCTGGTCAAAAACGATGTTTTTTATGCCACTGGTTTTGAGTGCTTGCTTGAATTTATTAAACTCAGCTTCGTTAGCAAAAACAATGCAACCACTAGATCCAGGGTCAATCAGCCTATCCTTATCAATGTGGAAACCTATAGCTGTTCGTTCTGTTTCAAAGTTAGGTTCAATCCGTATTAATTCATTGCCCATTTTCTTTTTGTTGCCAGCCGGGACTGTTTTGCCAAGCGTGTAACTACCAAACTCAAATGGACGTTTAGACCCTGCTTTCGTTTCGCCCGCACCGCCGAATATTTGTGTTCTGGGATTGCCAGAATTGACGATAAAACTATCAATAAGTTTACCTCGTTTGATGACAGCTAGCTGTAGTTTTTCAAGTCCGTATTCATCTTTTTCTCCCAATCTTTGAATTCTCACCAGAGACTCACCTTTGTTGGCATTTTGCACGGTTGCACCTGATTTTACCTTAGAGGTTGCTGGTGGTTGATTAGCGATCGCGCCGTAATTACCTCTTGCGAGATTGCTCAAAAATACTTGTGGGTTAATGTAGCGACCATTTGCCTTAACTCCAAAGTCCAAATGGTCTCCCAGTACGTTTCCTAGCTTTTGTCCGGCTTGAACTTGTACTGATTTTTCTAGCGCACCACCTAATGCTTTTTTGATACTTTCAACAGACAAATGTCCATACTCTATGGTGATTTTCGTTCCTGATGGTAATACGCTGTTAACAAACACAGCACCATCATTGCCTTCCCATAGCTTTCCTGTGGCTACACCGGGCAGACTAGCAAGGATTTCCGCACCTGCACCAGCTTTAGCCCGACTATCAAAATCAACTTTACTGTGAATCCTACCTTTAGGGCGACTCCCCATGACGCTTTGCCCAAAGGTAGGTTTGTAGTTAATCAGGTCTTGAATAGTTGTATTTTTAACTGGTGATGCGAAATTAGTGGCTGGCGATGGTGCTGATGGAATTGTTGGTGCAGTGCCTGGTGTTGCATTGTCCATTTGCCCTAATATATCTAACGCTCCAGCAGCCCAATTAGGTGCATTCTGTGGAGACAAATCATTTGTTCCTACCTTTAGGCTATCCAAGGTAGAGGTTAATTTATCCAAAGTTGTGTCTAATTTAGTTCCTACCTCAGCAACGGTAGTACCCAGTCCTTGGAAAGCATCATTGAGTTGGTTGGTGGCTAATACGGCATCTTGCCCCAAGGATGTAACGACTTGCTGCACATCAGTGTTTATGCCTATAACGCTACCTTGGACTATCTTCAACTGCTCATCAAAATCTTTAATTTTATTCTCGTCAAAGGGAACTATCTTGCCGGGCAAGCTGCGTTGCAATTCACTGGCACGCAGTTTGATGTCATCTACATTATTTTGATAATCATATTGTTGTTTCTTCTCATCCAATCGCTTTTTCTCCATATCAGTAGTTTGAGAAATGATATTAATAATTCCCTCAATAAACTGAGTGTAAATATTGTCGCCTGCACCTATCAATGCGGCTCTTAATTTGTTTTGCAGTTGAGAACCTTCTAGTGTTTTTTTAGCTTTCTCAAACTCAATACTTGCGCCTTGCGCTTCCCTGACCGAGGTTCTGTAATATTCAGCAACTTGCTTAGTTTGGTCAATCAAAGCTTGCTTCATATCACGTCGGGCTTTGGCAGTCTCTAGGGCATTTTGAGTTAATGATTCACGGTCTTTCATTATGTCTTCAGTCAACTTATCGTATTCTGATTGCGCTTCAGCTAAGTTAGTGCCACCCACTGCAATTACCTGGGCTATCTTATCAAGAGCAGCCTGATTAGTTTTAAGTTTTTCCTCTAATAAAGTTCGGGAATCATTTAATCCTGCAAGTTGAATGTTTGCTAATTCAGGTGCTATTTGTTGTGATGTTCCCGCACTTGAATAGACTTTAGATTGACTTAAATTAGACTTGGATCTATTGGCGGAAGAGGCTCTTTCAAACTTAATGTTTGCATCTTTAACAGCGTTTGTCGCTTGAGTGTAGAGCATTTCTTCTACTGGTTTTACGTCAAATGGCTTGACTCCTGCTATTTGTTTTTTAAGTTCCTCAATTTGTCTCTGAGTCTCTTGAACAGCAGGAGTAATTAATGCCCCTTGAATACCTTCAACTTCTCCTAAAGTTAATTGTTCTTTATATTTTTCCAGGTTTTTAAGTTGTTTTTCAAGTATAGGCAATGGTGAGCCAAAACTATCAACTAATTCTTGCCGTCTTTTGTAGAGTTGTTGAATTAATTGCTTGACTTCGCCTTGTTCTTTGCGAACTTTATCGCTAGGTAATGCTTTGCTTAATTCCACTCCTTTTTTAGTGGCATTAATTAGCTGCTTGTCAACGTTTTTTATCTCTTGAAAATTGAATGCCCGTTGCACAGAAGCTTTGATTAGTTTTTGCTGATTCTTTTTCTGAGCCTCTAAAACTTTTAGCTCATCTTCAAGTTTAATTGTACCTGCGTCAGAACCGTCACCCATGCTTAATGCAAAAGCATCAGTGGAAGATGCAGCCATGAGATTTCTAGATGCAGAAACAGCCGCCCTTCTCTTATTAACCTCTGCCTGTTTCTTTTTAATTTTCTCATCAAGTTCTTTATCTATTCGCTGATTTCCTGGAGTATTACCTATTTGAAATTCAGCAGCAGCTAAAGCTACGGCATTTCTCATCTGTTTAGATTTGTTTTCTAGCTCTTTAAACCCAGGTGAGTTTTGTAAATCTTTAATTTCTTGGGGACTAGCACCACTGTTTTTCTTGTCTGCTATGGCCGCTAGTCTTCTTTTGTTATTGTCTTTAATTTCCTGATTAAGCTTAGATATCGCTGGGGTATTATTAAACGTATTTTGCTGTTCCCCTGTCAATGGTTTTATATCAGCCATAAAGTCGCCAGGCTTACCCGTAAAACCTTGACTAGCACCAAATTCTTTTAAGTTCTGAATATTCTTCTTCTGGTCTTCAAAATATTTTAGGATTTGTTGCTGGGCATTGGTTAAACGCGCGTTTTCCCCAAGGTCAAAATAACCTTCTAATTTATTATCTGCGATTAGTTGCTTTTGCTTCCCTGTCAGTTTAGGAGCAAACAAATCAAGAGCTTTTGTAGCGAGAACTATGGCAGCAATAAAACCACCTATTGAAACGACAATAAGTCCAAGCGGACTCATTATAGCGGTAATCAATGGAGTTACCGCCATAGCAAGTCTACCAAAAATAGAAACGGGGGCAGTCGGACCTGCTATAAGAGCCTTGTTTGCGGCTATGGTTGCAGCCGTGGATACAGCAGAATTTAGAATTGAACTTAGAACTGATATCCCAGAAGCAAAAGCCGCACCCGCACCAGCAGCCCCCAAAGCACCAACTCCCACCGCATCCATGAGAGAGCCGCTTGCAGAATCGCGTTTATTCCTCTCTTTAATTGCATCATCCCACTTAAAGTCGCCACCGCCCCAAAAGCTTCTGATATCCAGTTGTATGCCTTTAGAGGGTAATGTATCCGCTAACGTACCACCTAGCTTAGTGACACTATTTGTAGCTTTATCAAAGGAATCGGCAGTTTTTTGAACATTAGCCCGTATTTCAGTTAGTCCATTGTTTAATTCCTTGGTAGTTTTTGACAACGAATCACCCATGGGATTACTGAAGTCACCTTTAGAGAACATCAAAATACCAAAAGCTACAGCCACATGAGTTAATGCTGTTCGCAAAAATCCCATGGTTGCAGAAAATATTTTTATTCTCGCTTCACTAGCAGCCATAGCAGAACTCATAGAGGTCATCATTAGTTCAGCAGCGATTTTCATTGAAGTCATGACGCCCACAAAAGCTTTAGCTGCGCCGCCAAACATTCCTGTGACTGCACCTATGAACCCTTTAAATGCAGGAGCCAAGGCCATGACCATTAGTGCTGTACCCTGCTCAAACATGAAGACCATCGCCAGTAATTCTACAAAACCGGGAGGAATAATCTTAAAGAATCCAGAAAATACACCTTTAAGCCAATCAATAATATTACCAGCCTGTTCTGCACCTTGAACCAAACCACCAAACACTGACGAGAAACTAAAGTTACCATCACTCATCGAGCGCATCACTGAGTCAACCGTACTAAATGTGGCTACAATTGCATTCGTGACACCATCCATCATGTTTGCGATTAGGTCTTTTTCTGCACCCAGCCAATTATCAGCCACGTCCGCAGTTACACCGATAATCATCGGCATCATATTGGTGGCAACGGCTGTAAAGGTTGCCATTAGAAGGTTCTGCAACGAACCAAACAACACAACCAAGGGTTTTACCTTAGTCATAATCGTAGTTAGTCCAATGGCTATGGTTGCCGCAAAACCAATGGCAAATGCTTGTCCTAAAGGTATCAACGCGCCAAGTGTATTACTGAACAACGCCAAACCGTCCGCAAACGTGCCAACAAACCAGCCTAAAGTGCTACCAAGTTTGTCAGTAAATATTGTTGTAATTTCAAAACCAACATTACCCAATTTATTCAGAGCTACAACCAAGCCTCCAGCTTGATTAGCAGCAGATGCACCATAATCTTGATTCAGGACTTTAGCTACATTAGGCAAGACATCTTGAGATAAAACGCTACCAGATGCTACTAATGCATTCATTTCAGGAACAGACACGCCCATAGACTTAGCAAATACACCCATGGCAGGCGGGAATTTCTCACCTAATTGCTGCCTTAGTTCTTCCATTGACAGCTTACCTTTTGCCAAGATTTGTGTATATGCCATGAATACCAAACTAGCATCT